GTTGATGACAGCACAGCGACTTCTGCTCGATACTGGGAACCTTAACATGTTCCATCAGAGCATTGGATCGCTCACTCTTTTAGATGATTACAGAAGATGGAGAGATAGAGTCTTCATTGATGAACTATTTAAGAGTGAATCACGTGGACAAAGTAGCGATTCACAAGGTGGATACTACTATCCAAATGGTAAGGCTAAAACAAACTCAACAACTCTAACTACTTATACAGCTACAGAATATGCTTCTGAGCGTTTCAAGTTCAATGTAAAAACTGACTTACTTGAAGTAGTTAAGAGTTTACGTAAGCGTCACGTTCCTGTTTTCGAGGACGGATATTACCGTTGTATCGCTGACCCTTCATTCATGAAGGATCTACGTGCAGATCAAGGCTTCCGTGAAGTTGCTCGTTACCCTGGTATGCCTGGACAAGGTTCGCCGTTAATGGGTGCAGGACAACCTAACCAAGCTATATATGGTGGTGGACAGTTCGGACAAGCTCAGTTTGTCGCTGGAGAACCAGTCATGCCAAGCGGTTTCGTCTTTGAGGGAGTAAGATTCTTCGAGTCTACCAACTTCCCAAGCAAGTCCATTACTGTCAATATTAATGACGGTGCTGGAGCTGTTTCACATACAACCCCTGCTGGCCTATTCTTCGGCCCTCAAGCAATCGGTGTAGGTATTGGTGGTCCAAATGCTCAAGTTTTAATTAATAACAATGATGACTTTAGTAGGTTTATCATTCTTATATGGCAACTTTATGCCGGTTTTGCAAACTTGAACAAGGACTTCATCACTACAGCCTTCACGGTAGCGGAGTAAGGAGGTATAACTAATGGCAACTTACAAATCTTCCGCTGGAGCTATTCTTCAGCCTGGCAACCAAATAAATAGCCTTTCTGGCTATAACGACGAAGGTGTATACGGACTACCAGGTGTTGAGGCATTTGAAGTAGTTGGCTACGTTAAGGTATCTAACCTTTCAGCCGACAAAGCTTCATACAAGAGCTTCAGCATTACCGTACCTTCTCCTGATCGCCGTGTTGGCGATCGTGTAAGAGATGATCGTACTTCCTTAGTTGTACAAGCAGACGCAACTCGTCCTGCATACGTCTATGGAGCATCACTTGCACTTGCAGATGATATCCCTTCTGGTGGTGAGCCATCTTTCCCTGCTTCTCCTGTCACTTGTGGACTTGGTGGAACAGCGACTGAGCTTCTACTACTAGGCCCTGATAACTCTGGCGCACCTTTAGGTGTACCTGCTACTCAGGCAAATGGTTTAGCTGCTGCATCATCTTCTTTAACAGTTGCGGGTACTAATCTTATCGCTGCTGGTTCATCTGATGTAACTACTGCAAAACTACCTTTCACAACAGGAGTTTCTGGCACAATCGCTAATACCGATTTCGCTAACTCTATGTTCTACAAGGTAACTGCGGATACTACATTCAAGATCTACAACGTCAATGCTATTACCAATACAACAGTAACTGGTGATGGTATTTACATTAGTCAGACGGACTCTGATGCTAGTAAGGCTGCATATTTACTTGCACGCATTAACTATCTACGTCCAGCTGCTGCTGTATCTTGGAATGATGTTCAAGGTAAGATCGATTTCGCTTCTCAAGTAGGCGGTAACGACGAATAATTCTTTAGGAATAGTTACTTAAAGGGCGGGTCTTCTTGACCCGCTTTTTTATTGGTCTATTATTGAGGTATTTACCATGTGATTTATGACATTGCTTGTAGTTCTTTTGATCCTCACTATGATTTTGTCACTTTCTATATATGTAACGAATAATTCTCATCCTAATCATCCCCGTTAGGTTTAGTAGGGTTATTCTCATAGACGAGAAATTAAACCTCGTTACATGTTGTATTTGTATAAAAAGACTGGAGAACTCCTAGAAGTTGTTTCCCAGCATGGGGAAGGCATAAAAATGTGTCAAAATTCCGAAGAAGAAGTTATTTATGCTGATGAGGAAGATTTAGTTCCCCAACTTGATGCTACTAACGAGAAGATAAGAACAGAAGAAGGTCTTACTGCAGAGTTAAAAGCAGAAGGAGCTGATCCAGCGAAACCAACTGCAAGAGAGTCATTTCCTATTGATACTCGAATAAATATTAATACTGCCAGTGCTCGTCAAATAGCAGATCACTTACCTGGAGTAGGTTTAAAAACTGCTAGAGATATTAAAGATCTACAAACCTCATGTTCAGGGGAAAGATTTCAAAATCTAGAACAGTTGAAAGCAATAAAACGTGTTGATTGGGAAACTATTTTTGAAGAAAATCTCGTTCGTGTTAATTAAGCCCCTGTTGAGAGGGGATGGTGGGGAGAACTTACTACACGTAAACTAGATATAGGCTTATTTATGGACTAGTTAATGAAGCTTGATACGTTTATAAAGTCTAAGATACGCTGGCACTTAGGTTATAACTTAACTTCAGTTCCAGCAGGTGATCAAGGACGATTAGAGGAGGCTATGGATAATGTCCAAGACTCTTTTTGGTATGACAAAATTGTTGAACAGGTAACTCGTTGTGATGAGGCAGAAAAACGTACCGATATGACAGGTACTGTTAATAATGACACAACTCCAAGAAGTAGAATTGAGTCAATTACTGGTGACGTTGAGAGAAATATATCAACTTCAGATTTCAAAGATACTTTAAAAACTTGGAATGGTATTTATTTATATGAGACAGATCGTCTAGCTTTACATTTATATGTACCTAACTATAGGAATCCTGAACAAGCTAGGTATAGATTTAATAGAGAAGGTGCAGAATTTATTCAAGCATTACCTGGCCCAGCTGATGTAGCTATAGGTACCAGACTTCATTTAGAAACTAATTTTCGTTAACGATGCCACTTCCAGAACTTAATCTTGAATATGTTGATTCTTGGAGAAACGCCCCAACTGGCATAGATTTATTACGAATGCTTAAATATGGGGAAGGGACAAAAATTTATGGAGGTGATCCCTACAGAGTTATTTATGGAGGACAACAATATAAAGGGCCACTTGATAAACATCCAAGGATATTAGTAGATAAAGGTGGTTATAAATCTGATGCAACTGGTCCTTATCAAATACAGTCAACTACTTGGGATGAGGCAAAGAATGCTTTAGGATTGGAAGATTTTTCGCCTTTATCTCAAGATCGTGCAGCTATTTATTTAGCAGCTCGAAAATTACGACAATTTGATCAGAGTTTTCCCGAACTTGCAGCTACTGGAATGACTCCATTGCATATGGAAAATCTTGCTGATGTGTGGGCGCCTCTTCCTAACAGGGAAGGTAAAAGTTGGTATAATCAACCAGTTAAACCATATGATGAATTACTTGGTGTTTACAATCAACGAAGTTTAGATGAAGCAAAACAAAAAGAAGCAGTAGATTTGAGTGAGAATTGGTTAACTAAAGTCAGTCCCTTATTAGAAGGTCTAAAAAATATCAATCCATTTAAAAAAGAAGAGAAGAAGCCTACAGTTATTCCTCCTCTTCCTCCTATCCCAGACAATATGGGAAATCAGTGGGATAATTATTAATAAATCTTTTCCTGTTATTCTTAGTAATAGGTCAACTAAAAATTCATGGCTATAACTTATTTTCAAGATACGATTTGCTTTACAGAGACCTTAACGGCTCCAACAAATCCTAATACAGCATTAGAAGTAGCTGTTAATAATCTTTTCTCTACAAAGGATTATACTTTTATGGTTACTGTTGCCAGTGTAAATACCAACGTAGTTGTTAATTTAGAAGGAAGTATAGACGGAACGAATTATATAGCTGTTGTTGCTAATCAAACTATTTCATCAAACGGTACTACTCTTTACAATGTGACTGGTAAACCATTTAAGTGGTTACGTGCAAACTTTGTTAGTGAATCTGGTGGAACTGCAGCGGAAGTAACCTTCAGTATTGCGGCTGCATAAAATGTCTGTTAAACCAACTACTCGACTTGGGTATAGGAATTCAGCACGTCCACATAGATGGAGAAGTAGAGTACCTGGCGAAAGATTGCAAGCAGCAACTAGTAGAAGTTTTAATACTCAAAGACCATTTCGTATGGCAGGTTCTAGAGGAAGAATAACAGAAGCTGGATTTTTAGATGCACCTCAAGGAATTGGTCCAGGTAGAACTATGCCTTCAGGTCAAGAATGGGAAACATTTCCTAACGATTGGGAAAGTTTTCCAAATGATTGGGAGACATTTCCTGCTGATTGGGACGTAGGAGGAGCTGTATCTGAAAGAGAGATGGAAGAATGGGGTTTGATATAAAGCCACTGCTATAATAATTTTAAATCTATCTGTAAATAACCGTGTCCAGTAGTAGTTCAAATAAACAACCTTTAATGGTAGATCGTCCAGCGACTTCATCTACTCTTTTAACTACTGCAAGTGGAGGTAGCTTTCAATCTGTAGGTTTAGTACCAACAGCTGTTGGTAATGCGACAAAGATTTTTGATTGTGATTCTGGATTAACAGATACTTCTATTAGTGGTGCATATATTGATGAAATCTGGCTTAGACATGTTTTTGAAACTGATACAGCAGTTATAACTGGTCAAAATCTAACAACTGGAACATATGCAGCTAATTCTACAAGTTGTGTTGTTACTACTTCTCAACATCGTTTTAATGTAGGAGATAAAGTTTATTTAAACTTCACTACTTGGAGTAGTGGTTCAGTACCGATTGATGGTCAACATACAGTATCAGCAGTAACAGATGGTACATTTACAGTTACTATTCCTTCACAAGGATCAATTACTGGAAATGTATCATTTTACGATAATACTGTTATAGCTTTTTATCTTGTTGAAACAGGAACAGTAACAAATACTAACCAATTTTTTCCTTTATTTGCAACTTATGCTAAAGCAGCAGGACAGAATTGCAGCACATTAAGTTTGACACAACAACAAGTACTTCCTTTTATAAATCACCCAACTGTACAAGCCGGTGCTAATTTCGGTGGTGCTAATACAGCACATGCTCCAAAACAGCGTGGTTTGATGTTAAAAAGAGGTCAAGCAATATATGCAGCTGTTGAAGGTACTACTGCACTAACTTACGGTTTCTATGTAAATGTTCAAGGTGGTTTTTATTAAATATTTATTATGGCTTTTGGGATTAATTCCTTTAAGAATGTTAATGATAACGTTTCAAGAGGATTAGGGAAAAAGTCCCAATTTAATAGAGCACAAAAAACTTGGTCTACAGGCGAAGGAAGAGGGGAGGTTTCTTTTTATAATACTGATTCATTATGGTCTCGTTGGAGACGTGGATATGAATTATATAGTGCTATTCAAACTTATTTTGGTTCTACTGCATCGGAAAGAGAAAAGAGAGGAGATTATAGAGTTTATTTTTCATTTCAACAGTTTCCTGGAGTATTTATTCCTGCACGTATATTTACTTTTCCTTCTTCTAATCAAGAATTAGGAGAGCAGTTAGTTGGCATGAGAGATGCTGACTCATTTAGCTTTTATGATAAAGGATTACCTATAAGATCAGTAAGATATTTAGGTAATTCTGTAAGCGGTACCTACAGTCAGAATGGTACTACTGTTTATATCACTAAAGCTAATCATGGATTAAGAATAGGTGAGAGTATTTGGGTAGATTATCAAACAGGATCTGGTGTAGATGAAACAGCGACCATTGTTACAGTTACAGATAATGTTATTGGCTTTTCGTCTGCTACATCGTTAACTACTTCAGGAAATGTTATTTATTATCTATCTACCACTTTTGGAGATTCTCGTTGGACAACTACAAGGGTAGGTTTAGCTTGGCTTCCAACAGAGGTAACTTTTTTAGAAGGAGAACGTTTAACAGATAGAATTGTTGAAAAAGACTTAGGAATTAATGGTACTTATTCCCGTAGTGGCAGTGTTGTTACTCTTAATGGTTCGTCGGCACATGGTTTAACTACTGGTAATAGCGTTTATGTTAATTTTGGTGCTCCATCATCGGGTCTTCAAGTTTTAGATGGGGTTTATGTAGTTACAGTTACAAGTACTACTCAATTACAGATAACAACAATTGCTAGTGGTGCATCTGCTGGATCTTATATTCTTACAAGAAGAATTAGAGGTAGAAGATATGACGATTACGTTGGTTATACACTTACTGGTATAGATACAACTACTAAAGAATTAATGTTCCAAAGGAAAGATAGTTATGGTGCAAGCACTACTGATAATAAGACTGTCACTACAGTTCCAGCACATAGGGGTTTTGAATCTCTTGATAGTAATAATAGATATCGTTTTTTAACGACTGACTTACGTTGGCAATGTTCTTGTCAAGATTTTTCTAGACGAGATAGTTATGATTTATATAGTGAATTATCTAAGAGGCGTTTTCCTACAACGTCAGTAAGATCTACAAAACCAGGACAAGTACTAGAAAAAGATAATACTATAAAAGATCAAAGAGATATACCAGGTACTTTTAGAGATTTAGGTTTTGTTGCTATAAATAATTTCTATAAATTACCAGATTACGAAGATATAAAGGATACATCTGTTCAAAATTTAATGTATTACCAGCTTCGTTGGTGTAAACATATTTATGCGGCTATGTTTGCATTAAATCATGATGAAGGTAATGATCCTATTGATTTATATGCTCAATATCAGCAAGTAGGACCAAATATTGAATTTTTTGTAAGCGAAGGTCACAATTTACAAGTTAATACGAGAGTTCAAATTACATTTACTTCTGGTATTGCTGAATCTGGAGATTACATAGTTACGAATATAATTGATGATCGATATTTCAATTGTGTATATCCTTTTTCAAACCCAACAGAGGGATATTGCACTATCACAAATTTGAAGAAGCATAGTTTTGTTAAACAATGGTTATTAGAACCAAATGATAAACCAGTAGGAAATGGTTTAATTAGTTTTGAAAAGCGTTTTGAGAAAGAGAAGGAAAAATTACAGTCATCTGTTGAATTAGCTTTACTTGGAAGGCAATCTACTCAATGGTCTGGTCAAAAAGAAATAAAAGGTAGTTTTGGTAATGCACAATCTGTAGCTGATTTCGATCCATCTATATTGAGTATGACTCTTACGGATCAAATACGTAGGAATGAAGAAGGAAGATTAAGTAGAAGTGGTAAGCAGGCTAATAAGACTAATAGGATGGTTACTTTAGTTAATAAATTATTTAATCAAGTTCCTACTTTGTTACAAGATATAAAAATAGGTATTATTAATAAGCCTTTAGATGAATATACAGAAGATTTTGAATCTGGAGTGATAGATGCAGGAGAATATCTTAATGGAACTCCTACAGAAGCTTCCAATTCTGTTAGTACAATTGATTGCAGTACTTATTCACCTTTAACTTCTCAAGATACTCTTATTGATACTAATCAATATTTGAATTAAACTTAAAATATGGCTGTACAAATTCTTTCTCGTCGTTCTAGTGTATTACAAGATCGCCCTTACCCTACCCGTTTGGGTGCTGCTGAGTTGGCTATTAATTATCATGCAGATGAGCCTGGACTCTTTTTCATTGATAATACAGCTTCTCCTTCAACAAAATTAGTAAAAGCAGGACCGATTTCAATTGGATCTTCTGCACCAAATAGCTCTGCTGCTGGTTATACATCCTTATCTAAAGGGGAATCTTGGTTAGATACAACAAATGTTCCTTTATATAAGATATATGATGGTTCATCTTGGCAAATTCCTAAAGCCGTTGTTTCTAAAGGTGCAGGTTATCCATCAAGTCCTGTAGATGGAATGCTTCATTATAATGAATCTACAAGCGCACTTTACATATATAACCTTGCTACGACTACATGGGTAGCTGTTTAATGGTGACTTAGTAGGTGATCTAAGATTCTATCTAATTTCGTGTGTACTGCTTGCATTTCTCGTAAGAAATCTTCCTTCAAAACGTAATCACAGACAACTTTATTGTTTAAATTGTCAATATCACGTTCTAAAGAGTCAAATCTTTTATCTAATTTTCTATTAAAGTTACTTAGTGCTCGTGTTAAGCCTAAAAAAGCCCCTACGCTTCCTGAAATAACAGCAGCAATGACTTCTGGTTCCAATTTCTTACCTCTTTTCTTTATTCTACGAGAGTTTACAATTTAAAATATTAAATAGTAACGGTTAAATACATGGCAACAGGATATGAACCCAATTTAGAGGGTGCAGTAGCAGTTTTAGTTGATTTAATGACTGCTAATGAATTTACAATGACAAGACAACCGTATGAACCTAATTATCGAGGTCTAGTAGACGCAATAATTGATTTAAAAGACGGTTTTCCTGTTTTTTCTCCAGCTCGTGTTGGTTTTGATGTCACAACTTTTCAAGATGTCGCAAATGGAGACGCTTTATACATGAGATCTTCTGATGGGAAGGTAGGGAAAGCAAGTGCAGCAGATGGAACACTTGAAAACGCTCAAGTCGTCGGTTTTGCTGATTCAACGGTATCTTCAGGTGGCCAAGTAAAGGTTTTAGTTGCTGGTATTAAAACAATGCCATCTACAATCGACCCAGGAGACACTTATTTCTTAAGTGCTACAACCGCAGGTGAAATAACAACAACAGCACCTTCAGGAGCAGGTAAAGCCGTTACGAGAGTAGGAGAGGGAGCTACTACAAGTGTATTTAGTATTTATGTTGAACCACCTGTACTTATTCAATCATAATGTCTGGTACAAGTAATTATTCTCCATATGCTCCTAATTCTCAGGGTTTCACAGAGGCACTTGTAGATTTAAAGGATACTTTGGCTGGTAAAACAGTCTATTCTGTTGCTGGTTTTGAAGCTCTGGCATTTGAAAACGTCACTCAAGGACAACCTTTATATTCTCGAAGTAGTGATGGAAAAGTTGGTATTGCAACATCTCAAGGAACAGTTGATCAAGCTCGTGTAGTTGGTTTTGCTCAAACCTCGAAGAACACAGGAGAAAATACTAGATGTATTACTTTAGGAGTATTAACAACGTCTGGTTTAGATGCTGGGGAACTATGTTATTTAGGTGTTGGTTCTATTACGACGACAGCTCCTAGTACAGATGGACATTTTATAACTCGTGTAGGAGAGGCTATCACTCCTGCTTCTTTAGCTATAAAAATTGAGCCACCTATAGAGGTTGGTTAAACGGTAGTGATAGTAGGATAGATAGATAAAATCAACGGTTCATTTAAGCCTGCTTGATGAATTGATTTAAGGTAAAGGATGGCAACAAGAAAGTCCCTTGTCATTGTTGGT